ACTAGTTTAACATTGACAACCACACCAACGGCCGTATCAACGCCGTCAACATTTTTCAAATGTAATACAAAAATATACGAGCCAAATAAATTTCCAATGACTGCGAAATTTACCCGTTCTTATATTAGAAATGTTAAATCGACCGATGATATCACAAGCGTAACTGATTATACGATAACAAGAACATTAAGAAACCTTACTGTTGCCACAAAAGCAATAACATTTACCTTAACTGCACCAACCGAAACATTTGCTGCTGTTGGCAATAATACAAATTATACAGTAATTAATCATACTACTGGAAAAATTTTAACACCATTAACAACCGGCACTTTAGTTGTAACTGTTACAGGTGCTTCTAAAACCGTTACCGTAACTGATAGTGGAACCGATTTTACTAATGGTGATGTATGTTCATTGGTTGTTGCTATAGATAAAAATAATGTAACTGAAAGAACTAAAACATTAACGGTATTTACTAAGGATGTAACCACAGCATCAACTATTTCTGCCGCAAAAATTACATTAGGTAAAGTGGATTGTTTTAGATTGCTTAGTGTTAAAATGGCTGCTACTACTGGTGCTATTTCCGGCACATTGGTTGACATTACTGATAATTTTAACTTTGATACCGGTATTCGTTCTAGTTTTTATGGTCCTGGCTCAATTTCATTAAAACCTGGATATTTTCCACCAACTGGTTCAATAAGAATTGTTTTTGAATATTTTACTCATGGCGCTGGTGATTATTTTAGTGTTGATTCATATGCAAATAATGTACCATATGAAAAAATTGATGCTTCATTGCGAGATATTTTGGATTTTAGACCTAGCACAAATGTTGGTGGTACAGCATTTCCTGGTGATGAAACTGGAGTTTTAAAACGTGGTAATAATATTAGTTGTGAATATTCTTATTATTTAAATAGAATTGATGTTGTTAGTATAGACCCAAATGGTAAATTCTTTACTACTACTGGTATTCCTTCTTTAACACCAACTGTACCAAAAACAACTAAAATTGGTATGCCATTGGCTATTTTAAGAATGTTCCCATATGGTATTGATATAACACCAAATAGTGTTAATGTTGAGTTAATTAATAATAAACGTTATACTATGAGAGATATTGGTGCTCTTGAAAACAGAATTGGTGTTCTTGAATACTATACTTCATTGTCTTTATTGGAGCAAGAAACAGCCGCATTGAATATAACTGATGAATTTAATTTACCACGTTATAAAAATGGGTTTATTGTTGACAATTTTTCTGACCACGGGGTAGGGTTTACTTCTTCAAATGATTATAGATGTTCTATAGATATTGAAAGAAAAGAATTGAGACCACAACATAATGTTAGGGAAGTATCTTTAGTTGAAGAAGATACCAATGCAGCACAAAGAGCCGCTGACGGTTATACTATTACCGGTGATTTAATAACATTACCATACACAACTAAGCCATTAGTAAAACAATTACAAGCATCAACCGTTAAAAATGTAAATCCATTTGCTATTTTTAATTTTGTTGGGAATACTACATTTATACCATCAAGCGATATATGGTTTGATGATAAATATTTGCCTGATAAAGTAGTTCAAAAGGAAGGAAATTATACTTCAACACAACAAACTTTGGCTGCTGCTGGTGTTCTTGGTGATAGATGGAATGAATGGCAAACTATATGGACAGGAAGACAATTACCAGAATTAACTGATGGTGGTTATACTGCTTCATTTGGTAGTGTAACTACTCAAGGATTTACTACTGATACTGTTGTAGGTAAAGAATGGCCTAATAGAAAAGCAAACTTAGAAGTTTCTTATATTGATACTGTTGTATCAAACAGAACAGGTATTAATACAAGTGTTAATGCTAAATTTGATACAAAACAAATAGACGATAGAATTGTTTCAACATCTTCTATTCCATATATGCGTCAAAAACGTATTAGATTTGTTGCTAAAGGATTAAAACCAAACACAGTATTTTATCCATTCTTTGATAATAAAGCAATATCAGCATATGTAACACCGGCTTCAATGTTTAAATTTACATATGTTGCCGGAAGTCCTGAATTAGATTCAACTACTAATGTTGGTTCTAGCGCAAGTGAAACTGCTCGTTTGGTGAATGGTTTGCCAGATAATTCTATGGCAACTGGTGATGTTATTGTGGGTCAAGAAACCGGTGCAACTGCTGTTGTTATAGCTGTTACTTATAACAGTATATATAACGAATCAACAAAAGTAAATACTGCTGAATATTTTGTTCACGTTGTTAATATAATAGGAACATTCACTACGGAAAGAGCGAGAGGCTCAATATCAGGTGCTTATATTAATATTACAAAACGAACTTTAGGCGCACTGGGTGGAGCATTAACTTCTACTATTAATGGTCTTGTATGCGGTATATTTGATGTTCCAGCAACAAATAGAATGAGATTTAGAACTGGAGAAAGAGAATTTGCTTTAACAACTAGTTCAACTAATGGCACCACTTTTGAATCTATTACTAGAACACCATTCTTTTCTGCTGGTGTTTTACAAACAAAACAAAAGACAATTGAATCTGTTAAAAATGCTGAAATAGTTCAAACGCAATTAACACAAAATCGCACAGTTGTTAGTCAAGGTACTACTGTAATAAATACTTGGTTTGACCCATTAGCACAAACATTTTTGGTTCAAAAATCTGGTGGAGCATTCTTAACTAGTGTTGATATTTATTTTGCTAAAAAGGCTGAAACTATACCAGTTAGATTGGAAATCCGTGAAGTTGAAAATGGATATCCAGGAAAAACTATATTACCATATAGTCAAGTAATTTTGAACCCAGATAAAGTTAATTTGTCAACTGTTAGTTATAGTGTTGGTACTGAAGGCATATTTCAAGGAGATGACACACCAACAACATTTACGTTTTCATCACCCGTTTATGTTAAGCATGATACAGAATACTGTATTGTATTATTATCAGACAGTAATGATTACTATGTTTGGATTTCCCAATTGGGACAAAAACAAATTGGTAAAACATCAATTATTGATAAACAACCATATGCTGGGGTATTTTTTGAATCACAAAATGCTTCAACTTGGACAGCTAACCAAAATCAAGATTTGAAATTTAGAATCAATAGAGCTGTGTTTACTACTGGTGTTACTGGTAATGTTGCATTTGTTAATAGGTCTTTACCTTCTGAATTATTAACATTAAATTCTTTACAGACTACAAATGGCAGTAAAGTTGTTAGAGTATACCATTATAATCATGGCATGTCAAATGGCGATTCAGTAACTATGAGTGGCATTACAGCAACAGTTAATAATATACCTATTGCCGAATTAAATAAAACACATGTTATAGCTAATGTTGATGTTGATTCTTATACTGTTACAGTAACAACTACCAATGCTAATAAAACTGGTTTTGCTGGTGGTAGCACAATTAACGTAACTTACAATGCTAAATATGATTCAATCTATATAAATACTCAGGCATTGGAATTTGCTGAAGCATTTGTAAATTATGATATAAAAACAACTTCAACGGCATTGGTATTGGATTCAACAGCAACCGATTTTGAACCAAATATAACTTTGGATTCTTCTAGGGAAAATGTTATTGCATCACAGATTAATGAAACAACAAGCATGTCCGGTTCAAAATCTATGGTATTTACTGCTAGAATGCAATCAAGCAATGATTCAATTTCTCCAGTAATTGAAGCTAATAGGGTTTCCGCAATTTGTATATCAAACAGAATATCAAACCCAACAAATGCGTTAAATGTTGCTGCAATAGATTTTAGAACATTATGTTCGGCTTCTACATTGGTTGACGGGCAAGCGGTAACAAATAGATTTATAACTGCTGATGCAACAATAATGGGAGCATTTGCAACTGTAGTTCCTGGTAAATATATTACAGTAACGGGTTCTGTGGTTGGTAATAATGGTACTTTCTTGGTAACTGAAGTAGCTGAAGACGGTTCATATATAGGCGTTAATTTCAATGTGACTGCTGATACAGGCACTTTAACAATAACCGTGGGTGATTACTATGTTAATGAAATTTGCCCTCTAAATGGCTCAAATCAGGCCAAATATGTTACCAAATTAATAACATTGGAAAACTTAAGCACGTCATTTAAGTTATTGCTTGGATATAACAAACCTTCAACAGCTTTTATTGATGTTTATTATAGGGTTGGAACATCACAAACTAGGGTTAATGAAATGCCATATACCTTATTAACTAATGCCGGATTAGTAGATTCTATTGATGCAAGACAATTCACTGATGGTTCATATCAAGCAGATAATTTGCCATCATTTAGTGTAATACAAGTTAAATTGGTATTCAGGTCAAATTCTACAGCAAGTGTGCCTAAAGTAAAAGATTTTAGATTAATATGTTTAGCTTAATATGCCAGAATATTTAAAAGTAGAAAATCATTCTGATTTAGTAAGAGATACAAATACTGGAGCTATCTTATCAAACGATATCTCCAGTTATCAATTGTATATAAATAACAGAAATAGAGCTATATCAGAAAAACAAAGAATTGAAAATTTAGAATCTGAATTATCAGATATTAAATGTCTTTTACACACATTAATAGGAAAATTAGATGGCAGTAACTTATAATTTAACAATAGACCAAGGAACGGATTTTTTTAGGACGTTTACTGTTGTTGATAATGATAATATTCCTGTTAATATTACAGGATTTTCTATTTCTGGAAAACTTAAAAAAAGCACTATAGGGGCTAATAATACAGCCATTCCATTTGTTATAACTATTACTGATGCTGTTACTGGTAAAGTAAAAATGGAATTATCAAATATTACTACCGATTTATTGATTCCCGGTAGATATGTATATGATATAGAGTTAATAAATACTTCTAATAAGATTTTTAGAATAGTTGAAGGAATAATTACGGTAAATCCAAATATAACTAAAATATGACTATTAACAGTAGTTTTATATATGGAGTATTGTTTGACCCATTAGCTGCTCAAACAAATACTCAGGTCTTAGAAGTATTATATGATGCATTGTTTGACCCATTAGCTGCTCAAACAAATACTCAGGTCTTAGAAGTATTATATGATGCATTGTTTGATAATTAAATAACTTATTAAGCAAATTTTGATAATCAAATTTTATATAGTGGTATATTTTTAGAGGGTTGATATGATTTTTAGTAATAAATCAAAAATTAAAGAAAGTTCTATGAGTGCTAAAGTAATACGTGCCGATGGTACAGTAGAAGATTTAGGTGTGGTAGCTTATTATAATAGTAATATTATAAAAATGCTGTTTTGGAAGATAAAAAAATTAATACATAAATAGTTATTAATGATAATAATATTTAAGAGGAAATAACAATGGCATTTTCAACAGCAACCGTATTAACCAACAACGGTAAAGCATTAATTGCTTCTCAAGTAAATGGGACAACTTCAACACCACCAAAATATATAGGTATAGGTACAGGAGCAACTGGAGCAGCAAGAACTGCTGTTGCTGCTGATACAGCATTAACTACAGAAGTAGAAACAAGAGCCAATGGGACAAATACAGTAACAACAACTTCTGTAACAAATGATACATTTCAAACAGTTGGTACTATTACATGTACTTCAACTCCAAAAGCAATAGACGAGGCCGGTTTATTTACTGCTGCTTCTGCTGGAACAATGTTCTTGTCAGCAACATTTGCTGTTGTTAATTTACAAGTAGGTGATAGTTTACAAATTACTGGTAAATGTCAATACTCGTAAAATAAAAATGAATTGATGTGATGGAATGATATTAAATTATCATTCCATTTTTAGTTATTATATATTAAATAGGTATTAGTATGGAATTAGTTTTAGGTAATATTTTTGTCAGACCAAATTTTTTAAGAAAAGTTGGTGATAAAGTTGACGGGCACACACATAATTTTGACCATGTTACTTATGTTGTACGAGGTAAACTTAGAATTGTAAGAACTACTCCTACTGGAGAACAACGTACTGTTGAAATAGCATCAACAGATGATTATCCATTTGGATTGATTGTTGCTGGTGATACTCATGAATTGACTGCATTAGTTGATGATACAGTTTTTCATTGTGTATATGCTCATCATACCCCTCAAGGTGATGTTGTGCAAGAATATACCGGATGGGATGCGGCATATCAATGAAATATAAATCTGAATTATTGGTAAGAAGGACGGATAAAGTATCTATAGATAAGGTAGAAGATTCAATTATATTGAAGCGTGGTGATGTTGTTGTGGTATGCCCTTCTCCCTGGAATTGGAGTCAAGCGGAATTAAATAATCCTAATTGGATTATAATTAAAAGTGATATGAGTTATGAAGAAGCTACTACTTTTATGACTCCTCAAAAGGGTGATAGAAGAATAGACCCAGCATTAAAATTAAGAGGTAAAGGTATAGACTTAGATAATATCAAATCTAAATTACCTAAACAAGAAGCGGATAAGATAGACATAAATCATAATGTGCCTATTGAGATATCGTTTAACGATATTAATACATCTAGTAAAATTAAAATAAAAAAGAATCCATTTAAGATATGACTATTTCAAGTATTGGGACAGGTGGGACATATACTACTATACAGGCATGGGAAGATGCTTGTCCAGCTGATATAACGGCTGCCGGTACTAATGAAGATTGGATTGGTGAATTAAAAAATCAGGAGTTTGTATTAACATCAACCATAACAATAAATGGAATGGCCACAGATGCAACTCATAGGGTTATACTTAGATGTGAGGCTGGAGCTAGTTTCAGAGATAACGCTTCAAAAACTACTAATAAGTTAACATATAACTCTAGTTATGGTGCTTGTGTAAAATTAAATGTTGGTTATGTAAATCTTCTGGCATCAAATAGCAAACATGTCACATTATCAAATATAATGTTTTTATCTGTTTCTAATAACGCTGTCTTTGATACTTATATAAATGGTATAATTGATAGTTGTATTGTGGTTGGTAATACTTTATACGCAAATTTTAATATTAACACAACAGTAAAAAACAGTGTATTTAGGACATCAGCTGTTAACATAGATTCCGGGACAACAAACTATAATAATACTTATATAGCTAAAACACCAAATAGCTATAAGTATGCTTACCCTTGGTATGGAGGTAATTCAACATTTACCAATTGCTTATTCTTAGGGTATCAAGATTACACAACTAATTATGGATACGTAATGAATAATTGTGGTACTACTGGAACATTCGCTAACTGTACGGCTACAAGTTGTATAACAGGATTAACTGCGGCATCTGAAATTGAAGCTCCAGCATATACAGATTCAGTAATAGCAAATATGGATGCTAGACTAAAAGCTGGTGCAACTTGTATTGGTTCGGGAACTTCTACCGGCGCACCTTCTGTTGATATTATAGGACAAACAAGGTCATAAAATGGCATATGATATAGGCGCATGGGAATATCAGAGTAGTGCAACTCAATATAATTTAACATTAACCATTACAGGAACTTCAACTAATATTGTAGTGAAAAGCACATCTGCAATAAAGGACATTACATCTACAGCAACAATGCTTGCTGTAAAATCAATATTGAAAATTAATTCCATTACTTCTTCTTTAAGTTCTAGTATACTTAAAAATATATCAAGTGTTAAAAATATAACGTCAACCAATGTTAGTAGTATAATTAAATCCGTTTCATCAATTAGAAATATAACGTCAACCAATGTTAGTAATATAGTTAAGTCTATTTCATCTTCAAAAAATATAGTAGCTGTTGCATCCAGTAATTTATTAAAAAATATAATAACAAATCTTACTGTGACTGCCACAAATGTTATTAGCATATTTAAATTGGTATTATTAAATAAAACATTAAATGCAATATCTATTTCAAGTATTAGTAAAGCAATAACAGCCATTAAAACAATTACTTCTACTGGCACAGTAGATATCATTAAACAATTGATAGCAAATTTATTTTTTGAAACATTATCAATAACATCTAGTGGAACTGTTAGTATACAAAAAGCAATTACCACTTCAAAATCTATTGTTTCTTCTGGTATTAATACGTTAATAAAACAAATCATTACTATACCAAAAACCATTACTTCTACTGGCACAGTAGATATCATTAAACAATTGATAGCAAATTTATTTTTTGAAACATTATCAATAACATCTAGTGGAACTGTTAGTATACAAAAAGCAATTACCACTTCAAAATCTATTGTTTCTTCTGGTATTAATACGTTAATAAAACAAATCATTACTATACCAAAAACCATTAGTTCTTCTGGTGTTGGAACAACTATAAGACAAATAAACGTGAATAGAATTGTTGTGTCAAATCATGTAACAAATATAATTAAAGCAATCACGATATCTAAAAATGTTATTTCTTCTGGTATTGGTAAAGCCATAAAACAGATAAGCACAACTAGAAATATAATAAGTAATAACACACCTAATATAACTAAATTCATATATGCTAATATCATGTATGTAATGTTATTTTATAAATCAATTTCAATAGCCAGAATTAACAAACATATTAACAAACCAATAATAGTTACTTCATCTAATCAAGTATCATTTATACAGAGTATAATAAATTTAATAATATTAAATAAAGTCACACCTACATCAGAAGATTTTAGTGCTTATATTGGATGTGATTTTTCTGTTGAATGTGAAGCAAGAGATTCTGATAACATTATTATGAATATAAGCAACACAACAATAACAGGATTTGTTAAACGTTCATATTTTTCATTAACAACAATACCATTAACTATAAATATTACAGATGCTATAAATGGAAAATTTACAATCAGCTTATCTAATGCTCAAACTTCAACATTAAAAGCTGGTAATTATCATTATTCCGTTATGGCTAATATAACAGCATTAACAAAAAAGAAGAAATTGTTAACTGGAATTTTAACCGTTTATAATTAAATATAAGGATATTTTTGATGATAGATTTATCAGAAGAATTAACAACTGGACCATTATCTTCAGAAATATTACCATACATAGAAACTAAAAATTTTGATGCAATTTTAGCCGCATTTAATAGAAAAGATATTGCTATTAGAGGAAAACTAACAGTCCATGATGTTAAGCAATATATTTCTTTACTTGGGTTGAGGATTGTATTTTTAGATAGCACATCATTAGCTTGTAGAGAATTTAATTTGGCTTTATCGGATTTTTCTCAAAGTGGATTTGATTTGTCAATACAGCCAATTTATGATAAAATAGTTTCTGTATTGGATGCAATAGTTCTTGAAAGTACAATACCAGAATTTACTGAAGAAAATAAAAATATTCTATTATCATTCGGTAACAAATTGGTTTCAAGAGCAGAACAACTTGGAATAGAAATAACTATTGATGATATTACCAATGCCATATTTGATAGCATTGGTAATAGAAAGATATAAATATTATTTTTAATTAAAGGTGAAATTATGTTAGAATCTATTTTGTTTGTATTGCTTCAAATACTGGCAATAACAATTGTTCCCGTTATTGCCAGTATTCTTATTATTTTTAATATCAAGACATATCAAAAAAGAAAGTTGTATCAATCTTAACGTCGCCATTTCCCATTATTAATAAAAAGCATTTGACGTTTACCGTTTGGTTGAATTATACAGTGTGCTTGTCTCCAACTACTAGGGCCAGAGTTATACTCCAGTTTTAATTTTGAGGACGTTCCAACAACCCATGAACCTCCAAATATTCCTGGTGCATGACTATGGCCTGATATTGTTTTTGTTCCTAATTTGGAAAATTGCTCTATACTTCCCCTGCTTCCATTTATACCAACATGACCATGAAACGCTAATTCGATTTCTTTAACTTTAAAGCTTTCAAATCCGCTAACAAATTTAACATTGGTTAATTCATAATTGTTTTCACACCATAACTCAAATGGATTTGGAAATTCAGCACCAGAATCACCAAGTCTTGTATTCTTTAATGTTAGATACATCAATTCATGATATAAAACAGCGTTAGTATGGTCTAATTTTGGACTAGCTTCATTTAACCATTTTGTTAAAGCTTCGTTATGATTACTCTGTATTATAATACTTTCGGCATAATCTGGTGTTGTTTTTAAAATGTGTTCAATAGTTAATGCTAATTCTTTTGAGACATTATTTTTACCACTAATATGTTTGGCATATTGCGTGAAAACATTTTTTGAATGATGGTGATTAGCGGCATAAAAATCCAGCACATCATGACGAATTATTTTCTTTGGTTTCAATACATTAATCATTGAATCTTCGTTATAGAACGTTGCCGCCATAACATCTTCATCAACAAAAGCTACATGTTCATCACCTAAAACTATTGCCGGAATATTACTTGTATGTTTAACACTTTTATCATTGTATATCTTATCAACATCATAAAAAATACCGCTTTCATCCGAATTTAATACGCGAATATGAAAACTATCAATTTCAGAATCTTCTTCAATTACTAATGCCGAATAAGAGTGATTAAATTCAGCTTTAGAACCTTGTTTTGTTGTTGTATAAATTGGTTCAGTAACACAACCAGTAGTTGTTAGTATTGCGGCATGGTCAACATGTGACAAAGCAATAGTTTTCATCATCAATTGTGGATGTGAAAGAATTATTGAATCGCCTTTAGAAAAACTTTCAAATCCAGATAATGGATTGCCTATTGCCGGACTAACAGGAACACCAGCAAGGTATTTTAAGCCATTGGTTAATGTTATATTGGTATTTACTAAATATGGAATTACAGATTCATCCCAAGAATAACCATCTTCATTTAGACCTTGATTATATTTAATTTGACCAATCAATAATTTTGCATTATTGTAATCACAATAACCTTTTAAAGTATTTAAAAATTTTTCATTAACCGGAACATCATTAACAGCGGTAGTTATTACCCACGTTTTATTTGTGTTTTGTAAATCAACTGAATTTTCTACTTCTTCAACATTATAATCAGTATCATTAACTGGGATATAGAAGTTATTTTTATATGGTTCACATATTTTGCATTTATATCTTTGGAAAATTTCGCCGGATTGTAATACCTTACCTTTACGAATTACTGATTTGCTTTGACATGAAGGACATACGATACTCATATTATAATCTACCAATAATTAAATTAATATTTATATAAATAAAGTATAGGTAACTCAAGTAAGGGTATTTCAAACGCCAAGGATGGTAGCCTATTTGCCTTTATAAGTTATCCGCTTGAAATTTATGCCATTCAGCAACATCACCAATAGTAGTTCCTTTAATATCATAAGAATTAAAAAAACCAACTTGGTTTGTTAATTTTTCTGCTTTATCTAAATGTTGTTGTTTTCTTATATTTCTATCTGGTGAATATCCCAATGAAATAGCATTTTCATCACTAAGTAAAATCATATTATTTTCCTAAAGTAATTCTTTTTAAAAAAGATGGTTTGTGGTGTTGTCCATATGGCTCACCAATATGATTTTCGCAACCTTTATTTGAACAATACATCCAATAATCTTCGGTTGGGTATAAATTTCGCATTTCATTATTGCAGCATACAAATATAATAGGCCACCCACAATTATCGCAATAAGCGTCTTTCTCTATAGATGCGGTATTATTTGGCTTATATTTTATACTGTTGCTTTTGGCGCAGTAGTCATTGTTGTTCATAAATGTTATTAATTTGGTAGTAAAAATTATATTATACTACCAAATAATTAAATTGTCAAGTTTTTATAAATATAGTAAACAAATTTAAGGAAATTAAAATGGCTATTGCATCAAGACAAGATTTAATAAATTATGGCCTATTAAAATTGGGTTATCCAGTCGTTGAAGTCAACATTGAGGAAAGTCAAATAGAAGCATGTATTGATGATGCTTTCCAATTTTATTCAGAATATCATTTTGACTCATATGAAAAAACTTATGTTAGAAGACAAGTAAATGCTAGTGAAATCACCGTTTCTGGTGTTACTGGAACTTTTCAACAAAATGAATGGGTAATTTCTTCTGTAACTGGTTCAAGATTCCAAGTATATGAATTTGTATCACCAGTAATAAGCACAATGCAAATCATTCAAGGAAATTTACAAGTTGCTGAAGTATTGACCGGTGAAATTTCTGGTGCTACTGCAACTGTTGTTTCTATCGTTCTTTCCGATATTCAAAATGGGTTTATAACATTGCCCGATAATATTCATGGTGTTACTAAATTATTGCCTTGGAGCCAAGTAAACAGTTCGAGTTCAAATTATATGTTTAATGTGAATTACCAATTTCGCCTAAATGATTTTTATGCATTGACAAATTCCAATCTTGTTTATTACACACAAACAATGCAACATCTGGCAATGATGGAGCAAATTTTAGTAAGTCAACCAACATTAAGATTCAACAGACATGCCGGTAGAGTTTATATCGATGCTAATATTCTTGAAAGAATTGGGCCTGAAGGCTGGATAATTTTAGAGTGTTATGGTTTACTTGACCCAAATACTTATACCCGTGTATACAACGATAGGATGCTTAAAAGATTGGTTGTTTTGTATATGAAGAAACAGTGGGGAGCAAATCTTAGTAAATTTTCAGATATTTTACTCCCAGGCGGTGTTAAATTACGCGGGGGCGATTTATATAAGGAGGCGATGGTCGAAATCGCAGAACTAGAACGTAATTTTCAAGATATGTTTGAAGTTCCCGCAATCTTCCAGTGTGGGTGATGTATGTATTATTACCTATATAAAATAACAAATATTAATAATGGTAAATATTATATTGGTGCCAGAACAAGTAAATTAGAGCCGGTATTTGATGTTGATTATTTAGGCTCAGGTAAAGGCATTAAAAAAGCTATTTCTAAGTATGGGAAAGAAAATTTTATTAAACAAATATTGGTTATATGCCCAAGTAAAGAATATGTATTCAATCTTGAGAAACTTTATATAACAGAAGATGTGATTAATGATAGACAATCTTATAATATGCGTAGTGGTGGTTATGGAGGAACATCATCAATAGACTGGACAGACGAAAGAAAATTTGCTTGTAAAAAAGGAGCCAATAATACATATACGACTAGACCAGAAGTAAAAGAAAAAATATCAAAAAGTGTTAGGAAGTTATTTGAAGAAAAAGGAAAAGATTATTGGAGTGAAGAAGGTCGTAAACGCATGGGTGATGCTGGGCGCACAAATGGTTTAAAAAATAAAGGCAAGAAATTTTCACCAAGAAAAAGCAAAATATTAGATACCAGCAGAATGGGAAAATATTTAGTAACAGAAAAAATGCGTGAAGATAGAAGAAAAGTAATGCTAAAAATGTTAGAAGAAAACAATCCAATGAATAGTATTGAAAACAGAAAAAAAGTAGGTGACAGTAAACTTGGAAGAAGAAAAATGCGAAATTCAGCCGGTGTTGGTAAATATGTTAAAGCAGAAGAGCAAAGCCAATACGAATTAGATGGCTGGGTATTTTGCACACCAATTAAAATATAAAGGGTTATTATGGCACAAGAATTACATTTACCGGAAATTAGAAAATATTATAAAGGGAGGAGAGGACTTAAGGGCGCTGGCGTAAATTTAAAATTTACTAAGGAACAGGTAGAGGAATATGTAAAATGTTCACAAGACCCAATATATTTTATTAAGAATTATTGTAAAATTGTTCATATTGACCGAGGCGTAATTCCATTTGAATTATATGATTACCAAGAAGAGTTTATTGACACAATACATAATAATTCTAAAACTGTGTTGAATACGGCTAGGCAGGTAGGTAAAACAATAACTTCTGCTTGTTATATTTTGTGGTATGTTATTTTCACACCAAACAAAGATGTTGCTATCCTTGCCAATAAAGGAAAAACTTCACAAGAAATAATGGATAAAGTTCAGAAAATTTATTCGCAAGTACCTTATTGGTTGCAGCCTGGATTGATTGAATGGAACAAATCATCTATGGTTCTTGAAAACAAATCAAGAATTTTTTGCGAAACAACTTCTGCAAACTCTATCCGTGGCTATTCTATTAGTGTTTTAATGTTGGATGAATTTGCCTTCGTTGAAAATCAAAACGCTGAAGAATTTTTTACATCTGTATATCCAACATTATCTTCTGGTAAATCTACAAAAATTATTATAGCTTCAACACCAAGAGGTTTGAATCATTTTTATAAATTATATACTGATGCTGTTGAAGGTAGAAATGGATTTAAAGCAGTTTGTGTTAAATGGTTTAATGTTCCAGGAAGAGATGAAAAATGGGCTGCTGACCAAAGAAAAACCTTGGGCGATGCTATGTTTGCCCAAGAACATGAGGCAGATTTCCAAGGTTCTAGTAATACATTAATATCAGCATATTATATTAAAAATATGGTATTTAAGGATGTTATACATTCTGCTGATGGTTTTGATATGCTAGAAAAGCCAATTCCAGGTCACATTTATTTCATGACCGTAGATGTATCAGAAGGTGGTGGCGGCGACTATTCAGCGTTTATTGTTTTTGATGCAACAACTATGCCATATCAGGTTGTTGCAAAATATCGTAATAATAACATTCAACCAATATTATTTCCAAGTATTATTAATAAAGTAGCAACTGATTATAATAATGCTATGGTATTAATAGAATCAAATTCCATTGGTAGCCAAGTAGTTTCTATATTACACGATGATATTGAATATGAAAATGTTATTTTTAGTGATAAAGATAGGATTACTGAATGGGGCAAAACTGGTACTGCTGGCGTTAAAACAACTTTAAAAACAAAAAGAATTGGTTGCGCTGCATTAAAAACATTAGTAGAAGGTGAACAGCTTTTTATAAATGATTATGATGCCATTGTTGAAATTTCAACTTTTATTAATATTAGAAATACCTTTGCTGCTGATGATTCATGCAATGATGATTTGGTGATGTGTCTTGTGATGTTTTCCTGGCTATCAACCCAACAATGGTTTAGAGATTATACCGATGTTGATATTAGAAAACAAATGTTTGAATTAGAAGCAAAAAGGTTGGAAGATGCTTTAGTTCCATTTGGGTTTATCGAAACCGGCATAAATGAAATGCATTTTGAAGAAGTCATAAATACACCAGATGCAATTTGGGTCGATGGTAGATATAATCATGATTCATATTTGCGTGAGCATTATTCAAACTATTGATTTATTAAAACTATTCAATGTGTCATCTAAATTAAGAACGTCAATATTATATAATTCGGTATTACCATTTTTCATTATTTTATCGCCATTATATTGATGTTCTTTAAATTGTTTATGTAGTTCTTTTTCTAAGCTAACAGCATCCTTACCATTTTCAAAAAATAATTCAGCTAATATTTTTATTGTGAAATCTTTATATATTTCCATAGATTTTATTCTTTCATGCACCATAAGATTTGTTATTCCTATTTTATATATTGGTGCTGTTGAATTAGATTCTATTTTAATGTAATATACCGTACCAGAACTTTCTGGATTGAATCCATTAATACCAATAGTCATATGAGAACAAATATCATCCATAATTTTTCTTTTATGTGCTGCTTGGTAAGCACTTTTATTGAGTCTTCCAAATTCCCATCTTGAATTGTATTTTAATGCTTCTTTTTTTAATTGATTATTTGTCCAATATGTGATAGTTGTTTTCATATGTGTGCATATTTCATCCAATATATTTTTTCTATACGCAGCCTCGTATGCTTTTTTATTATTGTTGGAGAATTCTTTTCTTGAATTGTATTTTAATGCTTCTGTTTTCAAAGATTCATGCGTCCAAGAATTGTTCATACTTAGCATGTGAGCACAAACATCATCTAATAGTTTCCTTTTACGCGCCGCCTCGTATGCTTTAGGCGACAATTTTTGAAAATTTGCTCTCGTATCATATTTTAAGGCTTCTTTATAAATCATTTCTTTGTCCCACATAATATTACCTGCCATATGCGAACATATTTCATCTAACAGGTTTTTTCTATAGGCTGCTTTATATGCGCGAGGATTATTTTTATTGAATTGTTGTCTTGATTGATATTTCAGTGCTTCTTTTTGGAGTATGTCATAATTCCAATTATTTTTTGACATAAAATTAAATCCGTATAAATAGTATTAATGTGGGACAGCTTAGTTTCCGTAGCTGAGTTGAAAAATATTACTAGTATTTTTCTAACCACTTCTATTTATATTTTTGGAGAAGCAGCCATTACAACCAATATTTACATGCAAGCCGGACGCGGAATCGGTGCATTATCAGAACAAAATCTATTAAGAAATTTAATGGATGAATGTATTCAATTCACGGGCATGGATGTTTACTATATCCCCAGAAAGCTTGCAAATTTTGATGTTATTTTCGGCGAAGATAGTACCAGTTTTTTCAACCAATTTGTTATTATTGAAATGTATCTTCAAAGCTATGAAGGATTTACCGGTGAAGATGACTTTATGTCTAAGATTGGTTTAAGAACCAAAGAAGAAGCTATCTTTAAAGTTTCGAGAAGAAGATTTACTGAATTGATTGTTGACCGTGGGTTAACAGGAGGAATTCCAAGACCGCGAGAAGGTGATTTATTATATGTCCCATTCGATAATAATCTTTTTGAAATCAGAAATACGTCATTAAAAGACCCATTTTATCAATTACAAGATTATTATTCTTTTAATATTGCCTGTTCATTATTTCAATACAGTTCAGAAATTATCGAAACAGGTATACCAGAAATACAAGATAGTTTGCCACCAAGTTTGGATAATAAACTATATAATTTTATTACTGGAAATGAAAATGTAACTATTGATGCAACAGTACCAGAATTAGCTGGTGTTGGTATTGATAAGATTGATTACAATTCTTCTAATAAAGATATTCACACAGAATCAAATGCAATAGTAGATTTTAGTGAAGCAAATCCGTTCGGATTAAGTGGTCAATAGAGATATGGATGATGTTATTAAACATCATCCATAATAATTTATTTGTCAACTAAAATCATCCAATGTTATTTTTTTAGTTTGCTGTTTTGTGATTGTTGTATTTTCAAGCATTTTTATATCTGAAATGGAATTTCTATCAACAATACTATTAGATATGTTTTTCTTAATCAATTCTTTAGCATCGTATACAAATATAGTTTTGTTGTTAGTATAAAAATATATATACAAATCAACGTCATAGATTTCTTCTATATATAATTTATCGGTTCTTTCGCTATTATAGTAATCTATTTGTAGTTGTATTATTTTATTTTTATATTGATATTTGAATTTATCTATTTTAGTATAATTTTTATATAATTCTTGAAAAAGCATTTCTCCAGAATAGCCAGGATATTTGCTACTCTTGAACTCATACATACATTCTATTGTTTTTTTCTGTTGCCCATTTGGGACTAATGTTTGTTTATGTGTAGTTTTAATCGGCATATTTTCAATATAATCGAAAATTATCAATTCACAAGTTCCTTCTAACGATTTAATAAAATTCCAATATTCATGATAATTGAATGATGTATTATATCCAGCTTTGGCATTTTCATAAGGTGGGTCAGAAATCACAACTTTATCTTTTAATAATTCTTTCTGTATATCTAAGTAAGAACCATTTAACACTGTTGGTGATAGTTCTTTCCATCTACGCAATGAATCTCTATATTCATGCATAACTCTCAATTGTTTTATTTTTTTATTAAACGGAACATTAAAACCATTAGATGAATATCTGAACATAGAAGAAAATGACATTTTTAATAAATAAAATGAATATTTCCACCAATCTTCTTTACTTCTATATGTAAAATAATCTTCTTCCGTGAATATTTCCATAGGAACTAATTCATCAAATCTTGATAAAATTTTATAAATGAATGGGTCAATATCATTTAATATTGTTGTTTTTGCTAGACTCGCTGATATTACGCCAGAACCAGCAAATAATTCAACAAAATCTTTACCATAATGGTGCTGTAATTTTTTAACCCATGAAGCCTTTGAACCTTGCCATGTTGGTATGAATTTTTTTATTATCATATGTTCTACTAAAATTTAACTAATTTAATATTATATCATGAAAATCATGATTCCGCAATACTTATAAATATAATAAACAGTTTATTTAGGATAAAAAATGAAAACATATAAAGAATTGAAAGAAGTGTTTGGAAGAGAAGCTTTACAAAAAAAATTATCTGATAAAGGATTTGGCACATCTGATAGAGAAAAAGAATTATAAAAATCTGCAACCATTATGGGCTGAAGATAATATCAAGAAAGATAATAAACTTATAGGTAACGCTAATGTTCAACACAACATTTAATCATGGCACAATAAGGAAAACCGTTGTTGCTTTTGGTAATATGCTAAATGGGTTAAAAATACAAAGATTCAATCCAAATGGAACAGTTCTTCAAGAATTGGATGTTCCGCTGGCATATTCAGCTAAAGAAAAATGGGTAACTAGAATTTCTGGAAACCCAGATTTATTGAAATCTACTTCTATAACTTTACCTAGAATGGCATTTGAAGTTTTGTCTTATAAATATGACCCAACTAGAAAATTAAATTCTAATAATAAAGTAATAAATTGTGGAACTGGTGATAGGGGAACTAGTGTTTTTGCCCCAGTACCATATAATATTGAATTTGGATTATATCTTGCTTCTAAAACAATAGAAGATTCTCTGGCAATGTTAGAACAAATATTACCATATTTTTCTCCACATTATAATTTAACAGTAAATACAATAACAGAATTAAATTTATCAGAAGATATTCCTATTGTATTAAATGGCACCAATTCTGACGATAATTATTTATCGGAATGGATTGAAGAAAGATTGTTAATAAATACTTTAAATTTTACAGCTAAAGTTAATTTATTTGGACCAATAGCAACTGGACAAAGTGTAATTAAAGAAGTTGATGTTAATTTCCTCACAAATGCTGTAGGAAACACATCTTCTGGTGAAAATTATAATGCAGTTGTTAATCCAAGAACAGCTGCTAAAAATGAAACTCATACTATAGATGAAACTTGGTCAAGCATATGAAATATTTTATAACAGCAACATTTAAAACAGTTAAAACATATTTTATTAATATTTTATTATGGATTGATATTGGATTCAATGTTTTTGTTATGGCTGGAAGTCCATATGAAACTATATCCAGTAGAGTTGGTAAAAATGCCAAGAAAGGTAAAAAATGGGCAATTTTATTAAAGAAAATCATAGATTTTTTATTTGGTCCAGAACATTGCACAAAATCAGAAGTATATGATTATGATAGAAATACATTTTCCGAAGATGGCAAAGGATTATTTTAAATGACAAGAATAGTTGGTATTGATTATTCACTTTCTTGTCCTGCTATTTGTGTGTTAGAAAATGATATCTTTAATTTTCATTATCTAACATCTAAAAAGAAATTGATTGGTAAATTTAAAACTAATAATGATAAATTTACCATTCGAGGTTATCAACATGAAGATTATTATAATAGCGAAGATAGATTTGATAAAATTTCAAATTGGTCAATGTCGTTATTACAAGAAAGTGATTTAGTTAATATTGAAGGATATTCTTTCGGTTCTTCTGGTATGGTTTTCCAAATTGCTGAGAATGCTGGTATATTAAAACATAAGCTTTATAAGAAAGGCATAAAATACCAAATAACGCCGCCTAGTGCTTCAAAAAAACTAGCAACGGGTAAAGGAGGCGCAAAAAAGGAATTGATGTGTAGTGCGTTTGTTGAGCAGACAGGATTTGATATTTTTAAGGTATTTGGGACTGATAAATCAATCAGCCCCATTAATGATATGGTTGATGCTTATTTTTTGTGTGTTATGCTATCAAATTAATGGTTGGTGGTTCTATCACTGCTTGTTGATATTTTAATGCACTAGCATGGCATTTACAGTGTGAGTCACCAAAATTAGAACATTTATTTTTTTTAGCACAATATCCCATCAATTCAAATAAATGTTCTTCTGAAATATCATACATTACTGTTTTATTAAATCTTTTTGTTCTTGGTTGTGTTACCAATAATCTATAAAGTTGTTCTTCTGGTATTTGGTATATTTTTTCCTTCATAATTCATTTAATCTATTTTTTAATCTGGTTAAATGTTCTTCTGATTGTGGTACGCCGCTGGCATTAACAAACAGAAATAGTTTTATCTTATCTGCTTCAGTAAATTTCTTAGCGTCAATGTCTGCATATTGCACGATAATATCTTCAAATCTATAACGGTCATGTTTACTCAATTCATGATAATACACGCCTTTATATGGAATTTTGCTAGTATAGAAATCAACAATAGCATCCAATCTTTGTTTGCCATCTAATATTTCTTCTTTATCATCCCAATTATATTTTAAAAATATAAATTTGCCAATATCTCTACCTTCAAATATAGATTGAATCAACTTTTCTTTATCTTCTATAGTCCAAACATAATCGCGTTGATATTCTGGTGAAAAATCAACACCATAGTTAAGAACTTTTGAAATTAAAGAACTTAATGGGCTGGATAAATAAGTTCTTATTGGTATATTTTTGGCAGTAAATTCTGTATTTTTTATAGAAGTTTTCAAAAACACATGATGCCATACAAAACAACCAATTTCTGCTGTCCTTATTGGATTGCCATAATTATTATCAACTCTTTCATAATCTACAACAATATATCTGTAATCATCAGAAACATAACAGACAACAACATTTTCCAAGTTTCCAATTTCTAATTCATCACCAATTTTTAATTTTCTATTATCTGGTACTGGAATAACTTTATCAGTATTTAAAAAACTGTCTGCTTGTGCTCTTATTAATGCACGTTGAATTGCTTCTTCTCGCGTAAATTCTATCTTTTTAACTTTACTCATCTTCATCTCTAATATGATTATACCAATACATTATCAAAATCGTTATGGCACTTATAACGTATGCATGATTTGTTGAAATAAATGTTGTCAATAGGTTAATAACCTCAAACATCTTTTTTCTTCCTTAGTATCATATAAATTCCAAGCATAGCCATAATAGATGGTTCAGGAACATTTCCTACTGGTTTTTTCAATTCCGGCAATTCTTCTTCATAAACTATTCTTGGATTTGGTTCTATACAAATAAATCCTTCAGGCCAAATATCATATTCACAAGGATGTTCATCAAAACGACTATAATCACTATATCTATGAATATTTTTTATAGGTTTATGGTTTTGTAATTTCTGCAAATAAACGACATCTGGTACTGAATTCTTGAACCATTTGACAATAACCGGTTCATAAATCAATGGAACATCATTATCTTTTGGTGCAAAATTTTTATCTTCATCGAAAGTATCTGCAAAACTATTTACAGATACAATCAATAAAAGTAATAATGATTTTTTCATAATATATTTCTCAAAAGTTGTTTTAAAGTATGAAAAATATTATACACTAAAAAATTTATTTGTCAACAGAATCTTGTGGTATTTCTGTTTTTTCTGGAACTTCTTCTTTAACCTTTTTTCTCAAAGTTCTTTTATCAACAGCAACTTTTACGTATTTTTTTGGAACTCTATTTTCGCCTTTTTTTGGTCTACCTTGTTTGGTTTTGGTTGTTTCAATAACAACTTTTTTCCCATCTGGTGGTACAAAATCAGGTAAAAGAACATTTAATCCATTTTCTTCTGTTGCTTGTTCTGGGTATTTAAATACTATATTACCATGTAAAGACTGTTCTAATAATTCTTGTGGCGTATATACTTTCCAATTGTAATTGCTAGATACTATTTCATTAATACCATGTTTTGTGCTTTTGCGATAAACAGCTGCAACAATACCGTCTTCAAATGTTAATGGTGGTAAAATATCTGGTGCAACTTCACTTATTAATAAATTATTAATTAAAGGAAATAAGTCAGTTAATTTGCGGTCTTTAATTGCAACTAATAATTCTGCTTCTCGCCAATGCAATGCTTCAATCAATTCAATGAATCTTGTCTCCTTTTGCTTCTTTGTTAGTTTAACAAAGCCATTAACAAACAAATAAAGACGTTTCGTTTCCATCATTAAAGAAACTTCACCATAACCATAAGGCTGTTTAACGTGTTCTTTATGTGGCGGCATACCTTCTGGCAATTCCAATCCAATAAAATTTGGTGCGAAATTCATACGCAACAATTCATGTAAAGCTGGATTCAGTTCAATTTCCTTTTTTAGTTTTTCTGCTAATGTTGGTTTCCCTGGTTCATTATCAGAACATACTTTTTCTAAAATTTCATATATGTTTTTATTAGCCATTTTTTATCCTAGTTGTTTATAATTAAAATTCATCAACGCAATCGATTAATAATTTGAATCTACCATACATCAAATAATCAAACAATGTTTTACGGTTTCCCTTAACAACATAGTTATCATAGGTATCTTTAATATTTTGCTGTATATCTTTTGGGATAGCATTCAAATCAATTAATTTAACGTTCCTGTCAAAGTTTTTCTTTTCTTCTTCTGTTAATGATTTCACCATTAATCTATCTGGAAATTCATCAACATATTTTTCATAAATGCTTTTTTGTCTACGACATTCAAAAAAGACATTATCATCGGATAAAACATTTGGAATAGAATCGGCGGTATCTCCGCGTATAACTTGCTCCAAAAGAAATTTCCAAGCTGGTGTTTCTAACTTTATAAATTTATCTTCTACTGGATGATATTGTCTTATTCTTTCATTGCCTAATAATTGTTTAAAATCTTTATCGGCTGATACTATAACAGTTTTTTCTTTATAATTTCTAGCCAATACAGCAATAATATCATCGGCTTCAGTTTTCTCTACTTTAATTACTTTATATGGGAAATATTCCGCAATATCATCTAACACAGAATCAGATATTTTCAATAACATATTCCAATCAATTTTTTTATCGTCTTTCTTTTTTTCCTTTCTCTTGCATTTATAGTTTTTGAAAAAATCTGCTCTCCAAACTTTACCGGAATCAATACAAATAACTACTTCACCATATTCATGAGAAAACTTTTGATTATAATATCTTAATCTATTAAAAATAATATGTTTTAGCAAATCGCCTTTATTTTCATAAAAATTATTAAGCTCTGATTTAGCAGTACCTAATATACAAGCAATAGAAATTGCTGACCAATCAATCAGAATCATTTTTATACCCTCTTATGATATCTTGCATGTCTCTTAAAGTATTTCTACTTTCGTCTAATTGTTTTAATAAAGATTCTATCACTTCTGTTAGAACCTTTTCTTTATGTTTTGAAGTAGCTAGTTGTTCTTGGTATCTATTGTCTTTAAATACAAAAATTGGTACATATTGTATGTTGCATTCAGCACAATATTGTGCGATTGCTTCATTTGCTTGTCTCAATGTATCCGTTGAACATATAAATTCATCTTTGGAATAAAATCCGCCATTTCCTGGGATATATGCTTCATATTTTCCACTTCTCGCTCTATACAATCTTATATTTGCATCACTCATATTACCACCAATATTAAAGTATTATCATTAATCGCGCCAGTTGGTGCGCTGTCTTTTGTTTTTAATTCTCTGAAACTACCAAGGATATATGGAAAATCTTTTTTAACAAATTTATGCTTTATTAATTCTGGCTTTCTAACAGTTTTTGATTGAGAAGTTTCTTTATTAATTCCGTAAATTGTGCTACCGCGAATTGTTAATTTATCTTCAGCAACAATTAGTTGAATCTTTTTATATTTTGTATTATAAAGAACAACATATTTAGCATCAATTATATGAACTGGATGAATAGATTCCAAACCCAGTTCATCAAAATTTTCCATATATTTTACTTTAGAAACCAGTTTAAATTTATCTACTGGTTTTTTAATTCTTGTTTTACTTGTTCCGACAATATTAGAAAACGTATTGACAACGTTATCCACAATATCTTTATACTTGTTAAAATCTGCTTTACTAATGTTATCATAGCCTTCATTACTTTCCTTCAATTCATTTAATAAATGAGTAAAATAATCTGCTATTACTTTACCCTCATTCTTTTTTATCTTATATTCTGTTATGAATTTCTTCCAGTCTTTTTTATAGAAATTTCCTGTAGAAACACAATTATCTATATAGGATTCAACATCATCAATGTAGCTATCTACATTGTTTTTTTTAACTACAGGTTTTGATATTGCAGTAACCGGGTTTTTTGCTTCTCTTTCTCCAGCATATTCAATTAACTCATATAATTGTGTATGAATTTTATTATCAATATAATCAGATTTAGGATATCCACGCATTATTATTCTACATAATGCACCTAATGTTGCTTTAAATAAAGTTTTAGGTATTTCATCAATATTATGTGCTAAAATCAAATTAGGCATATATTCAGCAACATAATCTAAAGTATATTTTTTTAATTCTTCATGATTAGTATTATAGTTATACCAGTTTAAAAATTGTATAAATTCCGATTGAGAATATTCTTTATTATCAAAAGAAGGTTCATCACCCCAAATCATGCCTTGAATGGTTTTCTTTTTTGATGTAGTCATTATATTTCTTTAAATTCATATTTTCTCAATACAGCATTAAAAGCATCTTTATTATCTAAATAATTGATATATGCCTCCATGAAATCATCTGGCAAATCAAAACAACCAAATGATGTTGGTCTATTTGCGAATACATTTCCAGATTTTTGAACTGCTCTAGCTTCATTTATACCAATTAAATGCTCTTTGTCTGTTATAACATCCACACAATCATCTATATCAATCCAACTGTAGGTTTGGCCATTCCCACATAATTGATATAAATCGCCTGAATATTCTTCTACCCAAAATGTTTCACCAATTTTACCGGCATACCAATAAGTATCCAATCTTGCTGATACTACTTTCACTAACTTTTTCATACTGTACCTTCATCTAAGAAGTTTAAAAAGAATTCTAACCAAAGACCTTCATTGCCATCTTGCATTATTAATGGATACTGGTCTGGATTTTCATAATGTTTAATCATATACTTTTCTTTAAACCCTAATACTCGTTCTTGTATATCACTAACAAACATTGATAGCCGTAAACTCATAATATAATCACCATTCAAGTTAAAAATATATTAATTGTTTCATAATTTTATCATACAATTCCATGTTTACTATAGTGAAACTTGGATATATTTTGCTGCCAGTTTCTTTGTATTCTAGGCAATCTTTTAATTCTACTAAATCATTATACCACATTTTCACTAATTCGCCTTTATGGTTTTTGTCCATTTCTAATGGATTTATAATAAGAAAATATACTATATACTTGCCTATATGTTCATATTTATTTTTACTATATGAATCAAATTCTTCTGGTGTGTATATGTTTTTTTCTTATTGAAATATCGTTGAAAAACTCTTCTTCGGAATATGGCTGCGATGTTTCAAGTTGTTTTATAAAATATTTATTCATAAATCACAAAATAATGTTAAAGTATGTGTATATTATACAGCATAATCATGCTTTGTCAATAAATTTAATTAAATCTTTATATGTTATCTTAGCGCCAGACTCTGTAATATTAGCAATTTTAATTATATCCTCTGTTTTTATAGTAATAGTTTCTAACTCAGGAAAATTATCTATTTTTATGAATATAAAAGCATCAATATTTTCTAAATAATTCATCATACCAATATAATCATATTTTCTACCAGTCCCAAGCATATATGATGGTATTATTGATAGTTTATTATTTTTATAACTTTTGCACTGTAGTCTTATCGGAGTTTTACAATCCGATTTAATTAAATCATGTGTGCAACCATTACTAATTACTCTAGTAATACCAATAAATTCAGTGGCTATTATGTCCTCTATTAATAAACCTATTATTCTACCATCACGTAGCCTATCATACAATAACATTTCAGGTATATCGCCAATTTTTATTTTTTTAGATAGAGAAAACCGCTGCCTATGATTAAATATTAATCTACTTTTTGCCATAATCTACCAAAATTTTGTTTAATTCATTTATACTAATACTTTTAACACCGACTGTCATTTCACTTATTTTTTTAATATCATTATAACAAGCTAATATTGCTGTTCTAGCATCCGGTCTTTTTTCTTTACAAAAATATGTAGAAGATTCCGTTTCATCAGTAGTATTTAATATTTTCCCTGTTTTTCCACCAACTCTACGAATACAAAAATCGGCTTCTCCTTTTTTCACAAAATCAAAATATGGGTTTGTGTCATAATTGACATATGATGCACGTTTACCTTTCTTTGCTGTCCTTTTTACCCATATCTGGAATACACAAGGTACATCATATACGCTACCATTAACAAGAAAACAATTCTTTGGGCAAAGTTCTTCGTGTATTAGATGAAAATGCCTGTCCAATTTCTTATGTATACTTTCCTTTTGGAATGTTCTTGGGACTATAAATGCTATTGCTTTTGCTTCTTTTGCAGCATGATTAAAAAATTTCACTGCTAAACTACCGGCAAACCCAAATGGCGGATTTCCAATAACTAATGCATCTTTTTTAATTTTAACAGATAAAAAATCCGCTTTTATTATATTATTTGCTTTTGGGTATAAATCGTAACTAATAATATTTCCTTCAAACACATAAAGATTATTTGAAAATGAACCGTCTCCAGCAGACGGTTCAATAATGTCCGTTATATTATATCTTTTCAATTTTTCTTTAGTTATCTGGATATATCTTTTAGCAATTTCTGGATTTGTATAATATTCATCATTGCCGCCGTTTTTCATTCTAACCTGCATTATTATCACCCCTAGTTAAAGTATGTGCATATTATACATTATACACATACTTTGTCAAGTTTTATTTACCCATGACAGGATAAACATTCGCCTTTAGAAACATTAACGCCTGTTTCTGACCTAATATAATATAAAGATTTAATATATTTGTCAAGAAATGCTAATTGATGTACTTCAGCAATGTATTCTTCGTCCTCATCAGCAGAAAAGAATAAGTTAATACTTTGCGCTTGGTCTATATATTTTTGCCTCGCAGAAGCTAATTTTATAATAGTTTTCTGGTCAATTTCAAATGCTGTTTTAAATACTTGTTTTTCGTGGTCTGTTAACCAATCAACATTTTGAACCGACCCATTATTTGCTATAATATCATCAACTATAATATCACTATAAATTTCTTTATCCTTCATTATTTTTAACAATGAAGGATTCACTCTGGTCATTTTACCAGCAGCAGTATTTTGTATATAAGCATTTTTATATATAGGTTCAATGCCTTGACTAACACTACCACAAATTAATGCAGAAGAAAGATTTGGTGCCACAGCAATTCTATGAGTATTTCTTACTCCATAACCAACACACCATTCAGGTTCGCCAAATTCTTTTGCCATCCATTCAGAAGCTCTTAAAGATTCTTCATTGATATGTTTAAATATTTCAATATTTTTTAAATGCGCTTCAAATGATTCAAATGGAATACTATTATCTTGTAGATAAGAATGGAATCCTAGTAGACCTAAACCTAATGCCCTGCTTTTTTTAGCAAATTTAACAACTTTATCCATTCCCTCGGTTCTTTTACCAATTTCTATTAAATCTTGGTTCACACAATCTAAGAAAACAATTGCATTAAATACAGCATCGGTATTTTTCCATTCATTATATAGTGAAGCATTCATAGAAGATAATACGCATGAAAATGTGTGCTCTTCATCAGACATTAAAGCAATTTCTGTACAAAGATTGCTTGCAAGAACTTTTAAATTCCTGTCCTTATACATTTGCGGATTTTGTCTATTAACTTTATCAGTAAAGAAATAATATCCTTTACCGGTAATCATTTTTAATTTTAAAGACTTTTGTAATCTTTCTAAAGCATCTCTATCCCCTGCTTCTAATCTTTCAATAAATTTATCACTAATGCACCAACCAATATTTGCATCATCCGGTGTTTTATTAATAAAATTAACTAATTCAAAGAAATCTGGATGGTCAATTTCAATATAACCTGCCCATGCCCCACGACGACTTGACCCCTGGCTAATATCTCTTGATACCTGAACAAAGTCTTTAAATACTGGCAATGTCCCACTAGCACTTCCTTTCATTCCAGTAATTTTAGCACCCCTTGGTCTAATTTTACCCATATATCCAGAAGTGCCAAAACCATTTTTTGATAAAACAGCAGCTTCTTTCTGTGAATCATAAAACCCTATTACAGAATCTGGAATAACGCCACCAGAACAACTTACAGGACAACCAAATCCAGTACCCATATTTGAAAGTACCGGTGTTGATGCTGCTAACCAACCATTCCAAAATAATTCAAAAAACTTAATTTCCCATTCTTCGGGATTTGTTGTATATTTTGCGGCATGTTTTGATATACGAGTATAAACACTTTTTAAATCTGGGTATTCTGGTGTTAGATAATTTTCTTTTAACATTTGCCATGCTAATGTCGTTACCCATTTAGGCAATAACCCTTCATCTTGTAATTTTTTTCTTTCTTCACCCAATTCATCATAAATGCTTTTTTCATGTTTCATGTAATTTTTTCCATATAAATTTATTTTCATTCCAAGCTCTATTATAATCATTTCCTTGTGAACTAAAAAAGTCATGTAATGTGGAGCTATCCAAATCTTTATAAAACCATTGAGCAATTGGGTTATAGTGAGGCTTAAATATTCCTTCAAACCCAAGTTGATTTAAACAAATATCTAACCTGGACTCAACAAAATGTTTCAATTGAACAAAACTGATGCCTTTTATTGGTCCTTTTTCAAATATTTTTTCAATGATGATTTCTTCGTGTTCTAAAATAATTTTAGCGGTTTCTGTCAGTTCTTCTTTTAACTGTTCCATTTCTTGTAATGAAATTTCATTAGATTTCCATGCTTCGTCTAATAATGTTCTAAATAACCAAGCACCAGCTTGTGAATGTAAGCTTTCATCATTTACAGAAAAATTAATACCAGCATTAACGTTTATTAATTTATTTTTACCAACATTATTAAAATGTTTCAAGAATCCAAAGTTGCTATATAAAATAGCACCCTCAATCATAGAAAATATACCAACCGACTTTAAAATATCATAAACCGTATCGCGCTTTGTTGTTCTTTTACCAATCCAACCCATTCTATTTTTCAACACTTCATCATCAAGATATGAATTGTAAAATTCATCGGTATCCATACCAAGAACTTCATTGATTTTATTATAGAATGGTGCATGGACATTTAATTCAAAAAATGAAAAGCATGAAGCCATTCTTTGAATATCTGGTCTTTGAAATATTTTACCAACATAGTCTGACCAATATTCATTCCCAATAGATAATTCATATATTGTGAATAATTTTAATGTTGAAATAACACCGTGATATTCCGCTTCGGTGAAATTTGTTTTCATATCATGAAGGTCTTTTTCTACTTCTATTTCATCTGGCAGCCAAAATATTGATGCTTGTTTTTGTGAATATTCGATAGCTGTTGGATAATCCATCGTATATTCTGTTTTTGGTGTTAATAATCTAATGCTCATATAACACCTCAAAAGAACGCAGAAATCAACAATGCCATTCCAATCAAACCAAGTACAGAAAAAATATTAGCGCAATCAAATGGTTTCTTTCTCTCTAATGATAATTGTGCAACACTTTCTGCTCTCATTGTAATTAATTCTTCGTTCATTTATTCCTCTACTATTTGTCTAAAAAATCT